CCGTCACTGGAATCATTTAAAATTAACAGAGTTTCAACTAGCTAATGCCGGTGTAAATTACCACTCCTTGATAATGGGAAAACCAGTTGTAGACTATTACGTCGACGATAAAGCAATCAGGCCAGACGAATTTCTAAAACTAGAGGTAAATTCATGATTCCAGTATACATCCTAATCCGCACAGCGGGCCGCCCCAAATTTTTCGCTAAATGTATGGCCAGCATAAAAACCCAGACTTATCCAAACATAACTACGATTGTACATTCCGACAATCCCCGTGACAAATATGTCAAGGGCGATATAATAGTAAAATCTCCCCGAAATATGTCTGCCGGCCGCGGATTTTTTAACCTATACTGTAATACTTTATTAAAAGCAATTCCCCCGGGGCCAGGCTGGTATCACTTTATAGATGACGACGACATCTATGCCAGTCCGGATGTTATAGAAAAATTTGTTAAAAATTCCCTGGAAACACATATAAATGTTGCCCGCGTCCAGCGGTGGAGCGGCGCGATCTGGCCAAAAGCCTGGAAAGGCCAAAAGATTTTTCAAACGGAATGTTTTTTGCTGCATACTAAATATAAGAATTTAGGGAAATGGCCTTCTAAGAAAGGCGGAGATCATAGCTACACAAAACAAATTACTAAAAAATTACCAATTAACTGGATTGAAAATTTACTGGTTTGTAAAGCTCAACAGGGAAAAGGGCGGGGGCTCCGGCTAGATTTAGGCGTTTCGATGCCGCCGAAAAAGAGGAAAAAATAATTATGGACTGGGAAAAAGCCGAAAAGCATTTAAAAGAAATAAGACAAGCCTATACAGATATAGGAGCGGCTGGCTTAACGGGTCTCCAGTTATCTATAAATCCTTTACTCGTTAGGTTCGAACGGGGAGAAAGAACAGAAAGCCTTTATGATGCAACGATACAATTATGGATTTGGGGGAAAAAAATGGAAGAAATCAAATATAATGTGTCAAAAACCGACATGGAAAAATTAAGAGATTTAATCTCTTCAATTCAATTCCCTAAAGTTTCTTTTAGTCAAAACTTATCAAATATGATGAAAGACGTAATAGAAGAAAATCAAGAAAAAGCGGGGGAAGCAATTACTATTATCAACAAATATTACGACGAGGATTACTAAAAAAAATGAAAACATATTTAATAAAAACTGAAATAGATGAGTGTAGAAAGTGTTACTATTTCACAAAAGATAAACCGCCGTGTCCGCCAAATTGTGACGGTTATACTTATAAGCAAATTTCCATACTTGACGCTATACAAATTAAACTAAACAAGTTAAATAAATTACATGATTGTGAGTTTTATATAGAATTTTACCGCGATGGATCATGTTCTTTAAATAGAACAAAAACTTTAAATAAAAAACTTGATTTAACCGCCGATTTCTCAAATATCACAAATCTAATAGAAGAAATTGACAACTTGATAAAATGTGATGATAATGATATTTGGTGGTTTAAATGAAAATTGATGTAAAATTTAAAGACATTATTGCTGAATTTATCACTTATCCAATTATGAAAATATTGATTAAAATCATGAATTTAATAGTGAGGAAAAAATGAGTAATATATTAACATGCGTATATTGTGGGACGGCATACCCTGAGGGAACACCGCCTCATGGATCTAAAGTATTAACAGATCATATAAAAACATGTGAAAAACACCCCATGCGAGATCTTGAATTAAAAATAACAAGATTAAAAAAAGCACTTTCTGATCTGGTCGGATCATCCGAAAAAAAAGAATTAGAACAAATGGAACTTTTATTGAGAGCAACGCCGGGCATAGAACAAGATAAAATTGCCGCGATAAATGCAATTCATATGTTATTGGAAGACTTATAATGCCAACGCCCATAAATATCAGCGCATCCAGGGGCGCCGCAATCCTGGGCTTATCAAAATGGTCAACGCCGACAAAAGTATGGCTCCAAATCATGGAGGCCCGAAAGCCCGGATTTTGTGAAAAAAATAATTATGAATTCCCGGTATTTGTAGATAGTGCACAAATTCGTTGGGGGAAGGCGTTCGAAAGTGCAATAATTGATTTAGCAAGCAAAAAACAGAATAGTGAAATAGTCAAAAGAGAAAAATTATGTTCACTCGGTGGATTTAATCCATTTATTACATGCCATATTGACGGAGAATACGATCCATTTTCTGCAAATAAAATTTTACACGAAGGAAAAACAACCTCAATTTTCTACTACCGTGACAATTTCGGCGAACCCGGAACCGACAAGATCCCCGTGGAATATCAAATTCAATGCCAGCATCAAATGATTTGTACAGGCGCGGAAAAAGTTATTTTGTCAGTTTTAGTTTTTCCCCGCAGGGTTGATGATTGGGACGCGATGGGATGGCGAACACATTTTGATGGTACGGAATATATACTGATAGATAATAAAAAAACAGTTATGGCAAATATAGTAATTGAACACCCTGAAAATTGGGCGCATACCCTCGATCAAATGGGCTACTTCCATCAATACGAAATCCACGCAAATCCAGAATTACAAGCCCTCATGATTTCCAATTACAAAAAATTCTGGAAAAATAATATCCTTAAGAAAAATCCACCGCAGCCAAAAAATTATGACGATATCCGGGCCCTTGTTCGAAATCCTATCGGAACAATAATTGCTGACGAACACATGGAGCGTGTAGTCTCCGAATACAAAAATATAAAATCTGAAATAGGCGATTCCGGAACACTTGCGAAACGAATTGATCAGATAAAAGTTGATATATTAAAATTCATGGAGTCCGCCAGCTCAGTGGTTGACGACGATACCAAAGATAAATGGATTTTGCGAGATCGCGCAGGTAATAAAATTGCGAGTTATGGCAAGAATAAAAAAGGGAATATGGTTTTTAGATGAAAACGCCTGGTAGTTCAAAGTGTCTGCAAAAAGAGTGTTTTAATATTGGCCATAAAAAACAGGACATTTATAGAACGGTAGAACACCTATTTACCGGTAGGCAATGCAGGTTCAATTCCTGTCCAGACGAATTAAAAAAATTAAACGAGGTGACTAATGATTAAAAACGGCTTAAATCCAAGATTTTCAGAAATAGGCAAAATTAAAATAGGCGGCAAAGGTGAAACACGTAAATCAAAAGACGGAAAAGTCTATCAACTTCCAGTAAGATTTGAACATTTTGTCGTCACAACCACGGAACGGGGACCCGACGGTAATTTTATAATCAATCAAGATATTATGAAAAAACTTGGCCCTGAGCCAAAAGAAATCTCGATCCGCCTTCCTTTTGACGATATTGACATGAATTTTTTTACATCGTTTCAATATTATCATGGAAAAAAACTCATATGTCACGGCGACGGAGAATACGCCAAAAGAATTGATAAAAACGGGACTGAAAATAAAATCAATTGCAATCCAGACGAGTGCAAATTTTTACAAAACACAATCAACGAAGTAAATACAAACGAAAAATGCAAAGTATCCGGAATTCTGTCTTGTCATATTCCGGCGTCCATGGAGGTCGGCGCCGTTCATAGATTCAGGACGCATTCTTTTCATTCTGTTTCCGGAATGCTGACATCGTTAAAATATTTTAAAAAAAATACAAACGGCATTTTGCAAGGACTCCCTCTAAAATTAAAATTTATCAAAAAAGCTACCCCGGAACATGGTAATGTAAATACGGTTGCAATTGTCTTGGATGGTGTTGAAATGTTAAAAATGAGAGAATTGGCATTTAACGAGTATAAAAACAGAACCGAACTCGGCATAAATATGAAGGAAATTGAAAATACTGCTATTGAAAGCGGATTTATGGTTGATACCGATGATCCCGCAGATGTCCAGGATGAATTTTACAACGATTCTCCGGTAATAGATATAACTGAAAAACCAGATCCCGGAGTTGACGCCGAGGAAACAACGGAAAAATTAGAGAATGAGAAAAAAACTGACAATAGCGAAAATAAAGAAAAAGAGGAAGGGCATTTATTATGAAAAAAATCTATGATCTCGCAGTCCGGACCGGAGAATATACGAACGCTTCCGGAGAAACAAAAGGCCGCTACACAAATGTTGGGGCAATTATGCAAAAAGATGACGGCGGAAAAATGATATTCATGAACAGGACATTTAATCCCGCCGGTGTTCCAAATCCCGAAAATAGAGACAATATTATAATTTCTATGTTTGCGCCAAAGGATAAAACTGACACTCCGCCACCCCCGGAGGCGCCGCCGCCAGATGATAGTGACATACCATTTTAAATTTATAAATTTATTATAAACCTTGCTTTAAATAAAAAACGGTGGCGGCCTTATGAATGAAAAAAAAGCTTATATTCTAGCCTTAGATCTCTGGATCTGGCATTATGAAAACCCACTTACAAATCACGAAGATTATCCATTATTTAAAGAATTAAAATTTTCCAGAATGCAAGGACAGTGCTCCATTTGGAATCATTTTGACAATTGCGAATCGTGCCCGATGAACATAGATCCCGATTATGGCGGCGGGTGTTTAGACATGATACGCCTAAAAGCAATAGCAATAAGACATCATAATACTACTCGCTACAAGCGAATCTGTTCTATTTATATCAATGCGTTTAATAAAAAACTGGAATCGTTTTCATGAAAATAGAGAAAAATAAAATATTGCTCGGTGACTGCATGGATTTAATGGCCGAAATGCCTGATAATTATATTGATTTGGCTATAGTAGATTGTCCTTATGGGACAGGTTGGGACGGTGGCAACATAATAACAAATCCGAAAAGACCCTGTAGGGATTTTAGATTGAATAATCCTAAATATAAAAAAAAAGAATGGGATGTAAAACCGGATAAAAAATATTTTGATGAATTATTTAAGGTATCAAAAAATCAAATAATATGGGGGGGAAATTATTTTATTGATTTTTTGGAATCAACTCCATGTTTTATTTTTTGGGATAAACGATATGAAAATCAAAAGTTTGCTGATGGGGAATTAGCTTGGACTTCTTTTAAAACAGGAATAAAAAAATTTACACTTAGCAGCAAGGCAGAGACAAGAGGTGGATTATTGCGTATTCATCCAACTCAAAAACCGATTGCTCTTTACAGATGGATATTACAAAACTACGTAAAACCAGGCCAACTAATATTAGACACCCATTCCGGAAGCGGCTCCCTTGCCTGTGCGTGTCACCTAGAAAAATTTGATTTCATCGCCATTGAAAAAGATCCGGATTATCACAAGTCCAGCACAGAGAGATTTGAAACATTAAAGTCTCAAGGCGTTTTATTTTGAAAAACATCCCGGAAAAACAAAAACTCCGTGAATTTCTTGAACGCCGTGGAATAGAAATTTTACCGAAAAACCCACCACTTTTGCGGTGTCCATCGCCCGATCATATGGATGAACACCCATCGGCGGTATTATATGAAAAAGACACACCCCGGGTGTATTGTCCTGTCTGCGATAAATCATGGACAGTGATCGACGTGGCCGGAATGCTTGACGGTCTCACTGAATATAAAGACATGCTGCAGGCTGTCCGGGATACGCTTAATATTATTGAGCCTATCCCGTCCCAACCGGAAAAAAGTAAACCAAAAAACCAACCTCAAAAAAATTTCCTGCCCTTTCCTGTTGACAAAAAAGCCGATATTAACAGAGAAATAGAAAACATAATTTCAAAAAAAGAATGGGGCAAGCGGGTTGCGTCCTGGAAATATCATAATACAAAAAGCGAAGTCATCGCCCTTGACATCCGCTTTGAAGGCGGGGAAAAGAAAAAAGAAATTATCACATTTTGGTATGACGGAAAGCTAAAATGGTATCAAGCGCCGGTTTTTATATATAATTTACATAAATTAAATAATAATAATCTCCCTGTAATTATTCACGAAGGGGCAAAATGCGCCGAAAAAGGGAATGTTTTACCAGATTTTATTCATTTGTCCTGGTCCGGAGGTTCTGGAAAAGCTCAAATGGCAGATTGGTCAATATTAAAAGACAGAGAAGTTTTTATTTTGCCGGATGACGATCGACAAAAATATAGTATAAAACATCAAAAAGCCGGCCAGATAAAACCACAAAACGAACAACCCGGCTATAAAGCGGCCTTAAAAATACAACTTCAATTACCACAAGCAAAAATAATAAAACCTGTTGTAGAGGCCCGCAACATTAAGCCAGACGGGGCAGATATTGAAGAAATTTTAAAAATTATGTCTCCGGAACAATTAACCGCTTATATTTTAAACCCTAAAAACATTGAATTATCAGACGAGGAGCCGTCAAAACTTTCGAGTCACCTCGACGAAGCTAAAAGGCCGCCGCTTTTTCAGCATCCGGGCGACTCCTCGTCTGGCAATTCAATCCCGTTTAAAATACTCGGTATCGGTGACGACGATAAAGCCGCTTTTATAACTCAAGAGGGTAGATTTAAAAAATATTCTGTGGACACTTTGGTTAAACAAAAGTTGATTGTCATTGCAAGCCGGGATTATTGGTATACTGAATATAAAAATAGAGACGGAAAAATATCCTGGGACCGTGCAAGCGATGAAATGATCCGGATATCTCAAAACAGGGATTTTAACGAATCGGATATCCGCGGCCGTGGGGCATGGCGCGATGGTGACAAATTCAGCTATCATGATGGAGTAAAAACAATAGGGGAATGGGATCCGAAAAAAATATATTTGCGATTGCCTCGAATAAATATCGGCATAAATGACGCCCCGGCAAGCCTCGAAATCACAGAACAAATAAAAGAAACTGTATTCCGATTGAGCTTTGAAACACCGGCGGACGCTGTTCGCTGCCTGTCCTGGTCGGTCCTGGCTCCCTTCTCCGGGGCCCTTAAGTATAGACCAGCCATGTTATTAACTGGAGCGTCCGGAACTGGAAAATCAGTTTTGCAATCATTGATAATAAAAAAATTATCTAATTTTCTATGGATTGATAGCACAGAATCGTCGGTTGCCGGCGTTCGTGGCCGCGTTCAAAAGGATAGTTGCGCTATATTTTTTGAAGAGGCAGAAAAAGACACGGAAAAGAAAAAAACAAATGTCAATAATATATATTCCCTTATGAGGGCGAACTATACAGACGACGCCCCCGACACTTTAAAAGGCACGTCAGACGGAAAATTTGTAAATTATAAAATGAATAGTATGTTTGGATTTGCAAGCATAGATCCCAGCGTGGACAGCATCGCAGATGAAAACCGTATATTTAGAATCAATACGGTACACCCTACAAATGGAAATAATTGGAAATCAATAGAAAAGAAATTATTAAACCTATTGTCTGAAAAAAATTGCCGTGCAATTCGGGCCCTTACCTGGCAAAAATTAAAAATAATCCTGGCATTATCTGAGCGAATTGTCGACGCCATAAGGGGAAAAACTGGCCTGGACTACAGATCTAGTTTTGCGGACGCTATGCTAGCTAGTGCTTTTATGGTAATTTGGGCGGGAAACGACAACCCAACCGATAAACAAATTGAGAACATGCTTGATAAATATTATTCATATCAAGCCCCCGACGAACATAGAAATGAATCTATAGAATTGATTGACCGTTTAATGGATGAAACTATTGAAATTTTACACGAACATACGAGGGAAAAAATAACAATAATGGAATGTCTTAATCGAATTTATTACGGATATATAAAAACCGGAATGGGGCAAAAAGAAATCCCCGAATCTGATATAATGCAATACAAGCTTCACGCCTCCAGATTCGGAATCCGTTTGGTTGACGATTCTAATCTGGCAATTGTAAACAAACATCATTTAATCATGAAAATTATAAACCGGGGACCTGGTTATAATAAATTATTCAAACGACATTTTGGATTTATAGAGGGACAACGGAATGTCCATTTCTACGACGGCGGGAAGCCAAAACGGTGTACAATTCTTAAAGGAATAATCCAGAAAAAAGAAAGTGATTTGACAGACGATGAAAAATTGGAAAGGTTATTTTAATTATGCCAATAAATTATAAAGATTATCCGGAAAATTGGAAGGAAATTTCTAAATATATTCGATTTGTAAGAGCAAAAAATAAATGTGAATTTTGTGGAGCCGAAAATTATAAGCCCCATCCGGTAACTGGATCAAAAGTGGTTTTGACTGTTGCTCATTTAGATCATATAAAAAAAAATGTAAACCCTGACAACTTAAAAGCGCTCTGTCAAAGGTGCCATTTAAATTATGATAGAAAACGTCATCGATTAAATAGATGGAATAACAGAAATAAAAATCAAGGTTTATTATTTTAAAAAAACGGAGGCCAAAATGTCAGATTTTGAATGTATAAATGGTCACCTTGTCCCGGCTAGTAGTCTTAGGTGTCCAAAATGTGGATCGTTGATCGACAAAATGGATGGAATGAAAAAAAAAGAATTAGAAATTTATGAGGTGAGAACATGCCGAAAAGACCAGCAATCCGTTTCACGGTTGACCCGGAAAAAAAAATAGAGGTCGAACATTATGCAAGAATAAAAGGATTTGATAATCCTTCTAATCTTGCTAGAATGGCCCTGTTTGTGTATATGAGAAAAAACCCGTTAAAAGGTATTGAAGTAAATATAAGACCCGTCGGCGATACGGGCGCAGGGGCTAAGAAAGATTTATAATATATGTCAGATGTAAATTACATAGATTTATTTTCCGGAATAGGGGGCTTTTCACTCGGCGCATATTGGGCCGGGATGAAATTCAAAAATCATTATTTTAGTGAAGTGGATAAATATTGTATAGAACTATATCAAAAAAGATTTCCTGATGCAATACCGTTGGGAGATATTACAAAAATTAATACTGAGGAGTTGAAACGATATGGAAAAAATTGGATTATTACAGGCGGATTCCCATGTCAAGACATCTCAATCGCCGGAAAAGGGGCAGGAATTATCGGAAAAAGGTCTGGCCTTTGGTTTGAATATTGGAGAATTATTAGAGATTTACGACCACGATTCGCAATCATGGAAAATGTCGGGATGCTTGTTCATAGGGGATTACGCGAAGTCTTGGGAAGTCTTGCTGAAATCGGGTATAATGCAGAATGGACAACTTTTCGAGCTTGTCAAATTGGATTGCCCCATCAACGGGAAAGAGTGTGGATTGTTACCTACCCCGAACGCTCTGCAGGTAATAAGTCAATGGGCAAGCGCGGAATATCTTTTAAAAAACAACGGTGTGCGGGATTCAGGGGTCAAAGTTGGGAGCAATTTGAGCTGGTTACTGAGCAAATGGCACCTTCAAAATGGCGGGTCAAGGGAGAAAATTATTCCAGACCCTTGCTTGTCAGAAACGATGATGGGTTACCCAATAGGATGGACCGACTTAAAGGACTCGGAAATGCAATTGTCCCTCAAATAGCACAATTATTATTTGAACAAATAAAACCTTACTTACAGGAGGCTTAAAATGACACTATACGCTATTGATATAATTGTAACAATTATTTTAATAATTCTTATAATTCGCTTATGTTTTATTTTTCACACTCCAAAAAAAAGGGGTGGGGACGCTGTAAACACTATGACCGGGGAGATGAAGAAAAGAAAATGAATAAAAAAAATGAGAATACATTTATCAAATATTTAAAATCAAAGATTGGATTTGAATGGCGTGTTTTTCTGCGTGGGTTGTATGACAAAAGCTATAGGAACGCAAAAAAAAGAGGAAGTAAAAAAGATGAAAATTGAAGATTTAAAATGTTGCGGGAATTGTGATTGTTTCAACCATGGCAAATATTGTTTTAAAGAAATAAAGATTACACATTTTAATAAGTATTGTGACAAATGGAAATATGACGGACTAACACAGGAAGAAAGAAAATGAATGAGCAATTAAGCAATTTTTTAACCTTTGCAATATTTATTTGTATATTTGGGATTATATTATATTTAGTTATTAAGGTTTTAAAATGATAGCACTTCCCTTAATCGCCGGTATTGGTTTTATAATATTTTTATTATGGGCTATAAAAATAATATGGAGGTCATGAGATGAAAAATATTTTGAGATTTTTGGTTACTGACATGCAGGCTTTTTCTATTGATGTAATAATCTGGATTGCGCTGATCGGCTTCCTTGTAATAGAAGTTTTATGGATAATTGGTATCGCAAAAAGAATTTATAAATGGATGAAGGATGAATAAAATAGTAGGCCTCAGAGACTACCAATCAAAAATATATACCGACACTAAAAAAGCGGTTTTTAAAAACCGCTCCGCCTGCATTCAACTTGCAACCGGAGGCGGGAAAACCCCTGTAATGGCTTCAATGTGCGAATCTGTTTTTAATAAAAAAAAGCGGGCCTGGGTAATTGTTCCACGAAAAGAACTTATGGGACAAACGTCCAAGCATCTAATAAAATGGGGTGTCCCCCATGGAGTGATCGATCCAAAGCATAATGAATCCAGGGCTTATCAAATTCATGTCGTAAGTAAAGACACGTTGATCCGTCGCTATGAAAAAATAAAAAACTGGCCAGATTTATTATTTTTTGATGAATGTCATTTATATCTCGATAGGCAAAAAGAAATAATTTCACATTTGCCAATAACATCTAAAATATTGGGAATGACGGCCACGCCCGAGCGACTCGACGGGCGTGGATTATCCACGGAATCCGGGGGCCTTTATGATATATTGATAGAAGGTCCATCAATTCCCTGGATGGTGGAACATAATTTTTTATCAGATTTAAAATATTTTTCCCCTCCCCTGGAAGGACTCGCCGATTTAAAACGCCGTGGAACAGATCTCGACGAAGAACAGCTTGAAAATTTATTAAAACGGCGTAAAATTTATGGCGAAGTTGTCGGACATTATGAAAAATATGGAAAGGGAAAACCGGCCCTGGGGTTTTGTCGTTCCGTCAAAGCTGCATATGATATGGCCGAACGGTTCCAGGACAAAGGATTTAATTTCCATTGTATAGAAGGCAAAATGTCCGATAAAAAACGCCGGGATCTCATTGCGGCGCTTACTGCAGGGACTATTGACGGCTTGACAAATTGCGATATCGCCACATATGGACTTGACATTCCCCGTGTTGAATATGGTTTTTCCGTGCGCCCCACGCTGTCCAGGGCCCTTTATTTTCAAAAAATAGGTAGAATAATCAGACCGTTTCAAGATGAAATTACCGGATATAAAAAAGAATATGCTTTATTTTTCGATCATGTTAATCTAGTCCTAGAACATCAAGAGGAGGACTATCCGGGGATCCCCCCTCATTATGTACCGGAAATAAACTGGAATTTTCACGGAACTGAAAGGAGAAAACGTAAGAAAAAACAAACTACTGTTAGATCTTGTCCATACCTAGATTTTTTATACTGCGAAAAGCCAACTTGTACAACATGCGAACACAATCCAGATAAAACTATCACAGATGCCCGCAGGCCTATGGTAATTATTCCGACTGAATTAGAAGAAAAGATTAAACCGATCCCGCTGGCCAACCGTCCCGAGCAAGAAAAAAGAGAGTTCCAAGATAGAATAAACGCGGCTGCAATGGATTATAAAATAAATATGTCCGCCGGCGCAGTCGGCGAGATGTTAAAAATAGCGGAGGAATGCGGCTATTCTATTTATTGGGTATATCATAGACTTACTGATCTATCACGCCACACAACAAATATTCCTTTACTCGCAGAAATAGCACGGCAGAAAAATTTCAAGCCCGGATGGGTATATTTCGCAAAGAAAAAAGTTAAATTGAATAACAAAAGGGAGGCAACGGCATGATTAAACCGATATTACATTTAAATTTAAAAAAGAAATGGTTTGATATGGTTTTATCCGGAGAAAAAAGAGAAGAGTACAGAGATATATCCGCATATTGGACTAGTATATTTTCAAGCCATATTTATATAAAAGGAACAAGCTATCATCCAACCGCTGTAATTATTTGCTTTTCGAATGGATATAGAAAAAATAGGAGACAATTTAAAATAAATTGTACTAGATTAAATGTCGGATGGGGAAAACAAGAATGGGGGGCAAGTCCAGAAAAACAATACTTTATTCTAAGTTTAGGTGAAATCATTCCGGAGGTAACACCATGAATCAACAACAAATAAAACGAATTCGCCGCATGATAAGCAAGCAAGAAGCCAAAATTAAGGCAAAAGGGTTGCTTGAATTTGTCGCATTTTGTAATAAACATAGTTTTTGGGGACGGCTGCGGATCGCATATCGAATATTATTTAAAAAAATTAAGGTTTAAGGGAAAAAATGAACGAAAAAAATCTTGATATAAATTCAATAATAATGCAATTAAAATTATGTCAAAAATATTTACATAGCAGGGCTTATTTAAGCGCAGATAGGGAATTGAAATCAGTATTATTTCAACTTCAAAAAACTATGATTTCAACACCCGGAAATAACCGCCCATTCTTAAAATAATTTCCTTAAATTTATTTTGCTTTGCTGATAATTTTCCGGTTGCCTTGACCTCTTCGCCTGTAAAAATTGCCATTCGCTGGCCAACCATATCGGAGGTTATTTCTATTTCAGTCCACCCGCAAAGGTCGGGCCAGCCTGTTGGGGCTGCGCGAAGCGGACGCGGATTTTTTAATATTAGCATGTTCCCGGTATGCTTAACAATTTTTCCAACCCAACCCATACCCGCATTGATACGGAACAACCGCTCATTTTCTTTAAGGTTTAATAATCGATCCTGTATTATGTCACGTTCTTTGTCGGCCATACCATTAAAATATTTGATAAAAAAATCCCTGTCAATTGAATTTTTTCTTGACAGAATAGTGTTTATATATATAATGTATATATAATAAATAAATGGAGGGTAACCCATGACAACATTTGTTTGCTCACTAAAAGAAACCGACGTCCAAAATAATACCGGAAAATTCAAAATCTATATACTAAAAAAATTTACTACCAATACCGGGGCTCGTGTTCTAATCAGAAATTACGGAGAAATAAAAAACGGTGTACTGAGGTTATTTAACTAAATGCCAAAAATAAAAGAAATCGCCCCATTCACATATACATATAAATGTAAATGCGGCAAAGAAATCACATTATATACGGACGAAAAGCCAAAACGATTGACTAAGTGTTTTGATTGTATAGATAAAGATAAATAATATTTAATCTATGTAACTAATTATCATCCAACCTCTATTATAGGAAGTAGAATCGTAATCAGTATCGTCAAATGTTTTTGAAGCATATCTTTGTAATCTCACATAAGTTGAATATACTATCCATGAGCCAGCCGCCCCCGTACCTGAATCAAAATTAAGGTTTATTGACCACGAATCCGTATCCTCCCTAATTAAAACAGCTACAGATCTTATTTTTGTATGAGTCAATCCGTGATTTACGTCTACCGTTCCGGTTGAATCCATGTTCCAGTCTCCAATCGGAACAATTATTTTCCTTAAAATATCTCCGTTCACCTCTTCAATTCCAATACCCAATGATCCGTCGTCTGTTAATACACCATCTTTTATGGTAGTTCCATCAATGGTTACACCGGCCGATCCTGTTTTTTCATCTACCGTGTCGGCTTTTAAATCATTTATTATGACTCCATTACTTCCCGTTTTTTCATTTATAACATCAACAGATAGCGTCAACCCGTTTGCCGCGAATAAAGCCGCAAAATTATCGTATAGCCTTTGAAACTCCGCATTAAACAAACTTCCAAGCGCAGGCGTCCCGCTTGCCGGTGTTGCCCCATCCTTCCAAGTTCTAGTTTTTACTGGATTATAAGCCATTATAAAACCTCCCGTGCGTGTCCATTTAAATAATATGTTCCATCAAGCCACCTGGTCCCATCTAGATATGCCGTATAATCATCGACATAAGCACACCATGAATGAAGTGGCTTGTATTGTAATACTAAATTTTTAAAAGTTTTCCGTTGTTCGTCTGGTATGCCTGCAGGATCAATAGAAATTATTCCATATTCCGGATCAATAATTGCCGGCCCTCCAATGAAAAAAAACAAAGACCAATAACCGGAATTTGTCGGTATATCATATTCAAATCTTAAATTTGGATTGTTAATAATTAATTCCCCCGTAAAAGTTGCCGGGTTAACAATCAATAAAGGATCAATTGCCGGATCATTTGGATATACATAAACAAAAAAACCAGCATCCCGCAGTCGCGTTTGTAATGTATCATAAGCCCCGGAATTCGTTTTTCTATACTTAAAAACTTTTAATATTGCACGCCTTTCCGCTTCCGTTGATCCATCAACAGGGACAACCCCATAATCTTTTTCCAAATCTGATAAAACACTTGTCGTGTCTGGATCTCTAATATTCGCTAAACTATTCAAGTCAGATTTTACAGCGTCACTATTATCGCCGATCCCGTCAAGCAAATGATCATAGTCACTTTCCGGTGCCGGCTCCCATGCGTTCCCGTCTGGCAATAATTCATTTATAATATTTCTGCTTAAATTAGACATACGATGTACTTCCATATTTTCCAAGTTCGTCATTACCTAAAGTATAGGGATCTGTCTCCGGTACTCCGGCCGCAAGCCCAAAAGCAATAGACGTGGCGGAAGCTCCGTAACTACTGAGCACATCTTGAACTACTTCCGCGATTGTCAATTCAGTTACTATATTATTTTTTTCCTGTGCAACGTCTATTCCATAAAGAAATGGCCTTATGGATAAAAAATAAGTTGTGGATGCCGCATCAATGGCGGCCTTGCAAGCTGTTTCGTTTTCGGCGGTTACGTCGAACTCGGTAATAATAATATAAAAAGTTGTTCTAGTTATAGATTTTACAAAAAGAGTTTCATCTGTAAGGCCTAAAGGTGCCCTTGATTTTCCTGTATTTGGATCAATATTTATTTCGTCTCTTACGTCATCCAGCAAGGATTGAGGAGCGATCCCATCGGGATCAATATCCGTATTCGCTTCGACATAAACAGTTCTATCTCCAGGAAAAGAAGTCCCTTCACTTGCCGGTCTACCTGAATATGGAAAACCACGTCTCGCACCTTCTACAGCCTCAGTCCATATTTTATGATCCGTTGCATTGGCTCCGCCAGTAATTGCGCGCTGTGCGAAAAGAACACGCGGTCTGTAATCTGCGTCAGTTTCTTTGTTTACTCCAAGCTGAATAGTATCTGTCACGGTTGCGACTGTCTCGGCTCCGGCGATCTGGGATGATATTGATAAAGTTTCTCCGTTGTCAAGATTTCCAATGGTCCCTGGGTCCGTACATCTCAAATCTAAAACCGCGACGCCTGCGGCTGCCGTGACATTCGCCTCCGGCTTATATCTCAATCCGTTGGAATCTCCTGTAAATATTGTTGTTGAGGGAATAACTGTCCCGTTCGTTGCCGGTAATTCAGCTTCGATGATTGCGGATTGATCTTGTTTCCTGGGAGTGTCATTGTCGAGCCCTATTTTATCAAGACCGTCCCCGGTTGCGGTTAGTGCCAAGTTTTGCAAGACTGCATCGGCGGAAAATTTATATAATCCAATATCAAGGCCGGCCTCAACGACTGCCAATATTTTCAGAAATGCTTTGTCGCTATCTGGGGAATCTTGATTCAATGCGGATTCAAGGCGCGCCAAGTGAGCATTAAATAATTCCACTACTGTAGGTATATTATAAGACATCTGTAAACCTCTCGTGCGCTGGATTTTGTGCTTGCTGAATCCAATTTAATCCATTTTTAATAAATAGCAATTCTGTTATATCTTTACTAGGCGGCGTTGTCAATATTGATATTTTTATAAAATCATTACTCGGATTTGTTACATTTATATCAATACTTTTTGCAAGTCCTGAATCCTTCATCGATTTTAATGCAGTTCTAGCCGCATCGGTATAATCATTTATCGTCTGTATGTCAATAATGGTTCGTATTTCTTCAAAATCAGATCCGATTTTTTGATTAACATTTTCAAAAAGAATATTCCCCCACCATCCCTTTTTTGTAAAAAGAGAAATTATTTGATAATTTTCCAGCCCTTGATCCATAACAGGTTGACCGCCATTAAAATCCATAGTCGCCCCGGACGGCGTTAATTTTATTGCTGGATCTCCCTGAAATCTATCAAAAGCCATTATGGTAATTTAACCTCGTCAACTTTTGCGCCAGTAATGTCGGCAACTGTCTGCGGCAATGGTGTCGCCGTTGGAATTGATGATCCTGGACCTGGTAGATATGCATGGGTATGTGAATTATAATCAGCTTTCAATTTATCAAACTCAGTTTTTAACGTATTAAATCTAACCGCAAAATCAGAATTCCCATTCAAATCCAATACGCCATCGCCATTAAATTTAACCCGCGCTTTTTTCGTTGTCGCCGGGCTATCTGTACTATAAATTTCTTTTTCGCCTGGGTCTACTTCCGACGCTAAGTCATCACTAACAGCAACCGCAATCATATAATTATTTTCGTTAATTACATCAATAACATATACCCGACATTCATCCGCCGGATTTTCATCTTGACCAGATTGTGCGATAAGCTCAACAGTCCGCATGTCTCCGTCAGTCAATTCCACCTGGAGGACAACACGATCTTTGTCTCCGTCTCTATTTTTGCCGATGACACGGCCTTTTATTATTCCCAGATCCACGGCTCTACAATCTCCCCCGTAGTAAATACCGTCGGCGGTTTCAAATCTAAATTTGCCGATATTCCATTATTTTCAAAAATAAATTCTACTTTAACAATTAAAAATGTAAAGCCATTTTCTCCAATCACTGGATTTATAATTGTGACTGTTGTGTTTGCCTCCCATAACTTCCCGTTCGGCGCATACCATGTATCTATAGAAAACGGCAAAGTCATTGCATCCGCTGCGCTTTTATTTTTTCTCCAGTCTGCCGCACTTAAAGCCTCGCCGGGTAGATTATTACTTCCATTAAATGTTAAAACTCTAGGCGTTAAAACTTTGTCGTCGGCTGCCATACTTGCCGATCCGGTTTTACTAGATCTCGAAGAGGAGGCCAGCGATCTATACTGAGTAAAACGATCCCTCCCTTTATAGCTTGCTGAATAAGATCCGGCAATCGGATTTTCGATTGTAATAGTTCCAACCGGTTCGGCTTCGGTGTTTGCCTTCGTGATTAACAAATCTCCATATTTTGTGCAGGATAAAAGCAGTCCTTTTTGAGCTGCTAATTTTTGCAAATGATTAAATATTTTATCCGTTTGTTTTCCAGATACCCTTGAAAATTTTTCCTCTTCTCTAATTATTTTCGTACCCGTGACTTTGTACGTGCCTTTTGTCTCGACTGTTTTATAATCTGCATTTATAAATAATGCCTCATTTAATATTTTGGTTGCAACCAAATCAGTCGCCATTTGTTTCCGGGTTTTCACAAAAGTCCCTGTTTTTATCCTACGTTCTGTCAATAGGTTTACTCCGTCTCCAATTACCACATCGATCCCAAAAGGCTGGCATTGCTGAATACATCTATCTGTCAATGAAATATTATTCGCTTCAAAGGGAGGCATTAAAGTTGAATCAATTATGTCGGCTGTTTTTGTAAATATTTCAAAGTCTTTTGATATTCCATTCCCATCCATTTTTTGTGTTATATTATATAATAGCCCTGTAGCTTGTAATTCACCGCCCAAATATATGGCGCATTCCGAATAACTAAAAGGGGAAGTAATTCGATCAATCTTGTCGTCAAGTCCGGGCTCCCATGGCATGGAAATTGTAATCGCATCGGCGCCGGTGTCCATGGTCCGCATGAGCCGCCCGTTTTCAATCACAATTTCGCGATCTTCTATTATGAGAGTAAAATCATTCTGGTCCTTTCCAAATAAATTTTCAAGCATAAATCACAACCTCGCGGCCTGCAGGCAGCGTTAATATATCATTCCCGCTCAATTCATTCGAGGACAAAAATAAATCATAATAAAAATCAGATTCTCCAAGCGATCCATATTCCGTCACGGCAATCTCAAGCGGAGACCGTTCTCTTTTTAGAATAAATCTTTTTTCTATTTTTAAATTATAAAATTGTGTTATTAAATATTTCAACACTAATGTATACAGATTTATCAATGATGTATAAGTTTGTGTTTCGGAAAAATATTGAAAATCAATGTCAAGATCTGAAAAATTATCTTGAACCTCGTCAAGTGCAGCTATCGAATTATTAAAAATATCTGTTAAGTTTTCAATGGCGCTAATTATTTGAGTTCTGGTTGTAAAAATTGAAGTTGCAACAATTTGAGCTATTGCGATTAGCATTATTGTTACATTGAATTCTTGCGCTACTATTGCATTATAGTCGTCTGGGGTTGTGGCGTCCGGCGTCAATGTAAATATTTCAGTATTTAGATCTGAATATGATGTAAATCTTTGATTAAAATCCTCTGAAATATTTACAGGAGACGTTCCCGTGTCTACTAAAGCATTGCCCATATCTCCGGTGTCTGAGCTATCAACACTATATGCGGCGATTGCATCATCAAGCGCCTTTCTTGCTGACAAATATGAATCTTCGACAAGTGCATTCGTCGCAACTAATTCGCCGAGAACTTTGTCCATGAACCCAGCAACTTTATTTATCGTATTGATGGCTGACTGGACTGCCGAATATAAATCAGCCCGCAATTGAGCCAACACCAAAAGAGCGTCATCAATTGCATTCAACGCGGACGATAAAATTGAGGCCGCCAATTCATCCGGAGAAATCAACCTGGTACTATTTGCCGGCAATATCCATTCCGTTTGAAATTCCGTATAATTACCATTATCTACCGGGCTCATTATTTCGCGAGCCGAAATCAATTGTAATATCAAGGGCCCTTTTACTGGGTGTATTACTTCCCATTGTCCGGACTCAGAATCAAGCGCATTAAAAAAATCCTCGGCCTCGCTGTTATGGAATATACCCTCAAAATAAACATTAAGCGGATATCTGACAGACTTGCTTTCCAAGTCCTGTACAATAGTTCCTTTGAATTTTGGAGAATCGAATAGGCCTAATTTTTTCTCAACACTCCGTTCGTTATTTCTCCATAAAGCCGTGAATATATTAAACTGAGGAGAAGTAAATCTTATTTCTTCTTTTAGTTCATTTTCCCAGCTCATGCATTTGCCCCCACTACATTCATGTTAATCGGATTTGCGCCCTTGACTTTTGAATTTGCGGTTGTACCTTGAGGTGCATTATTTATATTGATGTTTCCATCAAGCTGGACTTTCTGGCCTGCGCCCCTGTTCGGAGCTAATGGATTTGTTGCCCCAACCGCAGAATTTGCCGAATCTTGTAACTGTTGGGCTTTTTGCGCTAAGTCAGCAAATTGATCCCCTACAAGTGGAAGGCTTGACGCCAATTGTAATAGTTTTATTATTCCGGTTACAACTGAATTGATGGGGAACATCAAAGCCGTCATGATCATGCCCCCTACCGTGGATAGATATCCCGGTACAACTGCAGCAAAATTAGCAATTGATTCAACAACTAGATCCCAGTTACGGGCTATCAAGATCGGAATTGTAATAAATGGCAAAAATATTGCCGCTACCGTTGCAAATATTGGGTTATCAAAAATTGCCGTCCATTCCATAAATTTTCTTTTTACTAAATCCCAATTTCTATAGAGTAAAATTCCGACCGTAATTAAGGCCGTGATTGCAAGCACTACAAGCCCGATCGGGTTTGCATTAAGCGCGGCATTCCAAAGCCATTGTTTTATAGTTGCGGCTGTGATGAATTGACGCATCATCCAAAGATATTTAATCCAGCCTATCGCGATGATCGCACCTTGCCACGCGGCCACGGAAATCAATGCGACCTTCCAGGCTATAAAACCAATAATAATTGGAGGCAATATTTTTACTATCAATTTCAATCCGGTTCCAAGTGTATCAGTATCAATTGATCGTACCGCAGTATTTAATATTTTAAATCCATCAATTAAAGCCGGTAATATTTTTGTAGCTATTTCGGCAAGAAATTGATCGAACCGAACGCCAAGAACTCTTTTTTGATTTGCGAAACTTGTAGAAAGCGTTTTATTGAAATCGCCTTGAGCATCTTTAGAATTTGACATGATAAAATTATACCTTAACATAACTTGCTCGGCCTGCGACATACTTTTCCAACTTTTTGTTATTCCTTTTGATAATGCAAATGCGCTTAAATTTGCAATCGTCATGTTAAATCCAAGTTCCCGTAATGGCTGGGTTGTGCCGGTAACAACAGACTGCATTTTTTCAAAAACTTGTTCGGGTTGCATATTTCTAAAAGATGCATAGTCTCCGGCCAGACCTACAAGATCGGTTGTCATTTTCACCAATTGGTCACCGGCAATCCCTGAACTTTTCGCCATTGATCCCAATGTCCCGGTAAACTCTTTTGCTTGCAATTCCGATAAACCAAATTTTTCGATAGCTGTTTTTGCAAAATTATTTATGACAGACGCGCCCTTTGTAAAAGTAACATCAACAACATTTTGAACCTCGGTCAAATCCGATGCAAGTTCAATTGCATTGGCTCCAATTCTAGCAAGCAAAGCCCCGCCAAAAAGAGGGAGCATTCCTTTCAATGAGGTCATCATCCGGCTAGCGCCCTTATCTGCCTTTAAAAATCCTTTCTGCGCCCGCTGCCCAAATTTATCAACATTTTTTCCCATACGGTTAAATGCAGGGCTCAATTTGTCTTTTGCTGAAAAAGCTGTCCTTACTGCAAAATCTGGCATTTATTTTTTCCCTTTTATTGCATCAGCTTGTTTTTGATCTTCTTTTACCATAAGTTCATGCCACTCGTTCCATTCTCTTAGTTCTGCAAATCTCAATTTTTTTATCTCTGATATTTGCTGGCCGCGAAAAAATAGGTGTCCCATCCATTGCCATGCACGGCCTACACTGATAAAAAAATGAGTCCTAGTACCTCCGCGAGAGAAAGATCAACACCTTTTAATTGTTTTATTGCACCTTCGCCAAGTCCCGAAAGACTCCCCATCAATGCATGAGCTTTTTGATTTAAAGCGTTAAGATCTTTCCCGTCCATTGCGGCCTTCGCAATTCCATCAATCTCACGATATGTAATTTTTTCACCATTAGATCGTAATGTCTGAATTACCTTGATCCCTTCCTCAGTTTTTATTTCGAGCCTTTCAAGACGAACGGCTTTGATCAATCTGTCATAACCTTGCATAATAGCTTTTTTGAGATCCTTGTCTTCGATTTCTTCAATATCAATTTCGTAATAATCAAACATTTTTTGTAATTCATTTCCGGCATTTTTTTTAGTAAGTTTATATTCTTTTTTTGGTAGCATGATTTGTTACTCCTGTTTTTATTTATTCATTTCTTGCAATTGACGCATTTGCCCAGAATACAGCCTCTTCTATTTTTGTTATTGCAATAGATTTTTCTCTTGAATCGCAACAAGTTAGATCTATTTCTTCGGCCAAAACTCTGGCTACACCTCTAATCTTTTCGTATTTTTTTGACTGTCCTTCTTTCGGCGCATGGTATGTAAATCTACTTGTTAAATCTTCTATCATTTTGTTACTCCTGTTTTTATTTAAAATGTATATATTTGTCTCGGCGGTGCGGCGTCCTTGTATGTTCCAAAATTCGTAATTTTCGCAACTCCTATTTTCTCCAGCTCCATGGCATTCTTATATGTCATTTTTTTAATTTCCCCTTGAGAAATCCAATTTGCTCGCGGTCCCCTTTTATGTCTAGAAAATCCAAGCACAAAAACTTTTTCATCAGGCTTAAATATTTTTAAAATAGTTGCCCTTTTTCCGCCCTTGTCAAGTTTTTTTCCGTGTCCCTTTCCTTCCTGGGCCGTGCATATTAAAAGATTTTCAATCCAGTTTATTGGTAATTTTTTAGTTATCTGTTTACTATAATGATGGTCTCCGCCTCGATTGCCCCACCATTTCGCTTTTAACTTGTGATCGGCATGAAGAAAAAAACATTCCGTTTGATAACTTTTTTGCGATCCCCAATGGCGAGGCCAAATTGTTTTATTCCATCTTTGTACGCGGGCGACATTTATATGATCCCGTAATGAATTTTTTACTAATTTTTCTATTACATCCGGGGCTGCATAACCGTCGTCATCGTCAATAAAATGATACCAGCCAGGCCCCGGGGGAATTGCCCTCAATAATCTATTGTTATAAAGATTGTAAGTCCCATTTCCATAATCCGGACCGAAAATAGTCCCGTTAATAACTATGTCCCCGGTAACATACTCGTCGCGCGGGTCGTCACTATGCACGATGGTGACTATGTTTTTATACGTTTGATTTTTGATAGTTTCCATCATATCGGCAAAAAATAACGGCCTGTTTGATGTGCGAATGAGTATGTATACCGGGTCCATAATCTCCTTTTATTAAGGCAAGAACGGCGTCCATGCATCTTTAGTTTTTGCGGGAATAATCATCAATGTTGATTTTCCCTCTTCACTTTCATAATTTTCAAAATTGATTTGACCAGTCGTTTTGTAAATCGAACCGTCTGCAAATTCTGCGGAAATTGTTGTATCCGCAATTGAATCCGAAACGCTTTTTAACGCTTCGACCTCCGCGGTAGTGGTTATCAATGTCACGCTTTCCATCGTTGGAACGCGCCGGGTCATCTTAATCATGGTTTTTCCAGATGTTGGAATCCCTTCTTTTTCAAATTCCGACCGATTAAACGTGATATTTGTATCTGCTGCCACATCATAAGTCACTCCACCAATTACCATTTTCCTAAGTGTTCCTGAATTCGGCATATTATTCACCTCCCAAAAGAATTGCTATTGAAGTGTCAAAAGTTATTACGGTGTTATAAATACCGCCTTCACCGGATAGTATTATCGGGAATTCCATATCAAATCCCGTAAGACCCGCACGAAGAGTAACTTTGTCACCTTGCTGCAATTCTGACTTTGTATAGCTTGAATTATAAAGCCATGCATTTCCCGCAAATACTTCGGCAAGTGCGACAAGATCGTCAAGTACAGCGTCAATATCGCGAGCCTTTAATCTACTATTGATATTTGATACATTTGTCGTATCTTCTACAATAGAAATACCCTTCCATTTAGATCTTTCAAAATTTGCCCTGAAATTATAAAGCACATTCTGGAGTATTGAAATATTTCGCATCGCCCTATAGCCGTTTGACTCGGGGGCCACATCGGTAGGCCTATAAAATGTAATAACATTTTGTACTGTCAAAATATTATTTTTTGCAAAAGTAGTACCGACGCCGCCTTTGACTGCTTGATCTCTATTGTCATAATCGTTTGTCCAACGATCCGCTATATCGCCAACAAAAACACCGTCAAGGGTTTTGTCAATATATCCCTCTTCGGCCCTATTTGAATTTATAACGCCCATTATGCCAAGTGTCTGGGCTGCGATTTCCTGTGGATGATTCGGAGAATCAGGAGCGCAAATTTTGCCGTTTGTTCTGTCGTCTCTTCTTAAGCCTGCAAAGATTAACGCCCCGGCAAGACCAGCGCTTCCGGATGTAACGTCGCCAATAAGCGAACGAAACGGTCTAGCAATTTCTTTTTTATAGTTTCCTATAAAAGTATTGCCGACTCCGTTATATGTGCTAATCGCGTTAAGGGTTGCGGTGTCTGCGCCATATCCATGAATAAGATTTGTAAAATTCTTTTCGTTTTGTCCGTCTCCGGTGCCGAGTGCGTCAAGTGCATCCTGTATGTCTGGGATTCCGGTTCCGCCTGCCATTATCGTTATGACCGCAACCACGCCAGTCGGCAGCTCTTCGCCTGCATTCAAACTAAACACAAGAGAAATAAAATTTCCATAAGTTCCGCCCGATTTGCTTGTTATAGTAATTACTCCAAGCAAGTTGACAGCTTCAATTGACAAATCGTCATCGTCATTTATCGCGTCTGCCAAAGCCTCACCAATTTCGTCGGCGGTGTCCCCTGCGGCCACGGCGATCGCTGTTCTATCTCCAGCGGAATAAAATGCCAATGTCCCGGCTTGCACTCCAGCGCTACCCGACAAATCAACTTCTCCCTCAGCTTGATCCGGATCCGATCCGCCTTCAAGTTGCGGAACAATCCAGGTTTCTACATTTCCCGGCTTAAATGCTGCCCTCGCTAATCGATGCAACATAAAACCATATCCAGTTTTTCCGGCTACATCCGCGGCAGAAAAAACCCTAATCGGCACCTCGGCAACAATAGACGTAAAAGTGTCCTCGTCAAACGTGCCGATTATTACATTTTTTTGTGGTACTACTTGGGCAGAAACGGCGAATTGCTGATTTTCAACAGAAACCAGATTCCCGGCTGCTAGTGAACTCGGTGTTACTGTCATATATAAAACCTCCTAATTTTCATTTTCTGTCAAAACTCCAGTGCCCTCGGTATCGCCGACGGGTACGCCTGAATCAAATGCAACTTCATCGGGCTCGCTTCCGACTTCTCCGGGAACTGATTCTTGAGCCCTGCAAGTATATTTCATATTTGCGGTTTTCAAAACAAGATCGCCGCTTTCAATTATTGTGTCCTTTTGAATTCTATCAACCCACGGTTTCGAAATTTCGCCTTTTGTTAATTTAAGCCCCTCATTTCTAGCATCCATGAGAATTTGATAAACTGCGTCAATCAAAACATCAATGAGTTTATCCGCCATTTCTTTGGCTTCCCTCATTGACGAAATTGCAATTGCTTTTTGTTTCGCGGTAGCCGTGGAAGATTCCAGAATAGACAGATCTCCCAGTGCTGCCGCACTCGCAGACATGTCGATTTGGAATGTCATATCGTGCGATTTCGGTCCACGTTGACGGCCAGACATTTTAGGAAAATCGCCGCCGCTATAATAGACTTGAACTTCTCTCTCGTGGAAAGTCAATTCATCGGTTGATTTTGATTGTCCTTGATATCCAATTACTCGAAATGTTCCGTCGGAACTATCGCCTAAAATTTTAACGATTTGATCTTTCACTGTCCTAAATAACATCATGTTATATTTGCCGATCCCGTTTCGTTATCAATCTTTTGTGGATAAATTCTTATAAATCCGATATCGGTTCCATGTTCCTTTGATCGTGTAGGCGTGAAAACAAAAGTAATTTTCTCCGCATCCGCTACCGGCGAAATCGGCATTTTAATTAACCATTTTTCTCCGTTGGCCGGAACGCGATCAAGACTTGAAATCCTTAAGCTAACAACCGGTTGATTTACAATTGCCATTTCTCCAGTTATAGGGCTTTCCCTTTCCGTAAAATAAAGAATCTGGCCGCCCAATAATTCAGTCGGATCATTCTTGCTGTAAATCTGTGCGACTCCGTCCGGACTTGTAAGCTCAACAGGGAGTTTCCATTCCGATTCTAGACTTTCATATAAATCCTTTTCTATCACAGTCCGCAGGTTTTCCATTTATAAACCAGATCTCTTTTTTGATTTATATGATCGTTTTTTCGGCTTTACTTCATCAATTTCTTTTTCTAAAATTACATATGGCGGAAGCGCTTCGCCTTCGATAAGTCGACGACTACCGATATATACAATTTTACCCTTCGGGACTTTATGCATCGTCTACAACCTCCGATTTTGCCTTTGCCTTTGGTTTATCTTTAATTTTAATTTGCTTTTCAACCTCGGCAACTTCTTTTTCTACAACTTCTAATTGCTTAAGACTTTTAAAAAGCTCAATCCTTTTTTCGGAAAGGGCATCGGCGGGTATAATATCGCCCGCCTTGAATAGCTCTTTCCCTACTTTTAAAACAGATTTTTCATCAATCCATTTTATCATGAGTCATCTTCTCCGACAAGTCCCGCAAAAGTAACAAAAGCATCGGTCATAGTTGTCGCGTATATCGGCGCGGATTGAGTTCGTACCGTAATTTTTTTATCATCTTCTGATTTATACGCATCGCTATAAAACATAGCTGGGCTAATTACCGATCCAAGATTTTTTACATTTGGAGGCATGGGCGTAGCCATCATATTAAACCCGAACATTTCCGCATACCATGCAGCTTTTTGGCTATCAACAGGAAGTAATTCAGGCGGACCAAAATATCGATCACAACGGGCCCCGTAATATGCCAAAAATCCAGCACCCTCGGGCATATATTTTTGGGCGGCTCCGGCATTGTCTGTATAGACGTCAATATAAGTAAATAGCCAAAGTTCATAACCCTTTGGAGTCCTAAGCCTACCTCTAGGAATTGCACCGGAAGCGACAAGCGGGGCAAGCGCAGGGGGAACTGGGTTATTTGTACTTACTTCGATTAGTTCAAATCGTCTATTGTCTGCAAGCGCCTCAACGGTAGCATCTTTAATAAATGCGTCCATTGCCTCGCCGCCAAGAAATAGCACGTTGGGCGTAACATGTCCATCCTGTCTGATTAACTCACAGCCCTCATCAACATCGCCAAGAATATCGGCGTTTGCTCCGTTCCAAGCATTCGCTACTGTAATTATATGAGTTGCGCTTCTCCGAAAATTATAAATCAAATCCGTGTTCGCGGTTCCCAAAATTGCAGGCATTTGGCCAGTCAAAAGAGAATGTCCGGCCAAAACTTCAAATAGTCTGACGTATCTGCGAATATGTTCGAGGTGGTGTTCCCTGGCTAAAAGGCGCATTCTATCAAGTCTACTTCGATTTGCATATGGATTTTCGCCAGCCACACGAGACAATATTTGATCGGCTGTGATATCCCCCATTTCTTCGCCAAGCGGATAAACTCTACTAAATGAGCTAAAATTCTGAGTATCCGTATTTTTTTGTAAATCCCCTATATGACGCGAATTAGTTCCGCGCTGTATAAGTCCAGCGATCCTTTCATTCCCGCGCATAATGTCAATTTCAACTACTTTTGCATCGGGACTATATAAAGATCGCGATCCGTGTTCTGGCCTTCCGAAAAAAGATTGCCATACTGACGAAACGCCTATAATTTCTTTTTCGTCGAACATCTCAACCATAAAACGGCTAAATTGATCAACTGCAAGTGGTGTTGCCATGTTGTTTTTCCTCCTAAGATTATTTTAAATAATTGCCGATATGATTTTTATACCGGCAATTTATATTTTGAATTATTATTTAATTTTCTTGCTCTGAAATATCGACCGTATCTTCAATAAAAATTCCAACATTTGCCAGACATGCTCTTGTCGTCCTGGCCTCAATATTTGCCGGATTGACTATACTGTCTTGATCCAAAGTGTCCTCGTCAAAAACCAAAAGTTCTTGATCAACTGTACAGCAACCGCCTACAAGGATTTCAACATCCTCAATGTCGCCAGCCACAAGATCCGCCGCCAAAATATCGTCGCCCAAATATATGCCACGCGGAACGGATTCGCCCTCAGTGTCTACAAGAGATATAAAAGGAACCCAGTTTTGATTTGTTGCATTAAATGCCATAACGGTATTTTGCAATAAATCCACAGTCCTGCCCACATCCTGGGCGATTATACCGTTTTCCACATAAGTCGATCCTGACTTAATAAACGGAACGGTTACATTATTCAGTCTTGCTTGTACTGCCATGATTAGACCTCCATTCCAACAACTGATTTTGTACGCGCTATTTCTGCGTTAAAATCAGCATCGTTTTTAATAACACCGTCTTGAGTTACAACAGGTGTTTGATCTCCGGGAGTGGCTCCGACCTTTTTGGTTTCGCCGACTGCAAGATCTGATTTTTGGGCTTCTTTTAAGGCGTCAAAAGCCGACGCTGTAGTCTGGAGCGATTCCGCCGTCTTGTTACCCTTAAGAACATCAATTGCAATGGCCTTAACGGTTGCCGGATAATCTGCGTCAGGAGCGAGATAAACCGCTGCTGCATTCATTTTGGTTTGCATTATTTCCGTTGCTGAAGTTGCCCCCGCGTCAAATTGGTTTGTGAGCATAGTATCAAGCTCAATTTTCGCGGCGGGGTTTTCTGTCAAGAATTGTGCTAAATTCATGATTGAGACCTCCGTATTATTATTTTCCCGCTGTGCGGGGGTTTGTGCATTATTATTGTTTTGCTCACCTTCCCGGGATCCGGAATGTGAACTATTATTTTCCGGCTTAATCATTGCTGCAATTTTTTGAACATCTATTTGATTTTCCGGATCATTTCGTTTTTCTGATAAATTTAAAAATGTCGTTTTTGCCAAAGCAACGGCATCAGATTTATTTTTTTTCCCATCTTTAGAGGGGACCATCTCGTCAACAAAGCCGGCCTCGACTATTTCGTCACCGAAAAACCAACTTTCACTATCCATCATTTCGCGAATTTCATTAATTTTCTTTTTTGTCTTTTTGGTATAGGCCTTCCCGATTATATTAGTAAGTCCCTCCAGGACATCCGCAAAGGTTCGCATCTCTCTGTAGTCTCCAGAAGTTCCGCCCCATGCGTTATGAATCATAAAAACCGCATTGTCCTCGGCAAGTACAAGATCGAAAGCTGGATTCATTGCTATATAGGAAGCCATGGAGGCGGCCATTCCTTTTATCGTTGCCATTATCTGGGATTTCGGATGGTCACGCTTATAGTCTCGGAACATGTTAAAAATCTCAATTCCGCTCATGACTCCACCGCCGGGACTTGCTATATGTATGTCCAAATCCTCGCCATTGGCTCGATCTAGTTGCTCCCTTATTTCATCCGGATAGATGTCCCATCCAATCTCGCCTGACAATACAATTTTTATCATAATTTTCTCCATAAAAAAAGCCCGTACCTTTATCGGCACGGGCTTTCAATAATCTCATTTTTTAAGGATTAAAAGAATCCGTTTTATTAACAATTGTTAATAATTATGTTAACAATATATTTCTTAATTAAAAAACAATCCCTTTTCCTTTGGCTACCACTAAAGCCTATGGGGATGCATAGTTTTACCTCTTACAACAATACTTTTCTAGTTATTTGCTTAATACCTCGGACTCCACCTTGATTAAAATTTATTTCAAGGGTGCCTGTAAACTTTTCACTAATCAATTTTTTTAATATTTCTACTAATTTATACATAATATTTTAATCCGTCAAGTCAAAAACAATAACGAACCGCCTTTCATTTCTTTACTTCCAAATTTATTTTTGACTTAGAATTACAATTTACATCTTTGTAGCTGCATGAATTGTCTTTTAATACGACAAGTGCGAGTAAACCAATAAGCCCTAATGTCAACATAGTCCTGGTCCATACCTTTTTAGATGTAAAAAAACTTTTTATTTTATCTATTCTAGTATTTTCGTTAATATGTTTTTTTTTCAAATTTTCACACCGCTCCTTTCTATTAAATCAAAATCAAGGATTTTTGTTTTAATTATTTTTCTTTGTTCTAAAATTGCCTTCGCTAATCTGTGATTTCCATCAATTAGAATAAAATTTTTGTCTAATAAGATCGGGAGAGTTTTGTCTAAATCAATTTTCATAATTTTTTCTAAATGATAAATAAAATTTGATAATGATTTCACTTCCCAATAAAAAGGTATTTCAATTTTTATATCTTCAATTTTGACATCTTGAATAGGTAAATTTTTAATACAATTATCAATAAATTTTTGAGAATATTTTATATTATTTTTGATATACATATCATATTTCTATACTCCAGCATCGGCCATAAATTTTTTCGCTTAAAACTCTGGCCTCGGAATATTGAACTTTATAACCAGATTTCCGATTCCTATATTTAACCCTCATTATCCTATTCCCCGCAGGATCGTTAAAAATAAATGTGTCGTCACCTTCATAACCTACCATAAGCTGATAATGTCCCGACTTGTGATAAAATATAATATTACCTTTGTCAATCTCGTCGCGCATTGATTGAAGTTCTTTTCTAGTTACCTTTCTAGGTTTGGGATAGGCTAGTTTTGTTATCTCTTTGCAATGATATCCTTTTTTCACGAGGTAAGCTATTAAATTCTCTTCCCACTGGAATTTATCATTCTTGCCGTGCTGAATAAATATATTTTGCAATACTTCGTCAGGATGTTCGCCGGTTATCATTGAAACACAAGTTACACCGCATGTCCTATATTTTTCATTTTTTTTAGTTTTTGGATCATCGGTAACGTCAAAATACTGATTCCAATATTTTTTAGTATAATTAACTTTTCTAATCATTTATTTTTCTCCATGTCCGTGATTTGTTTCACATTTGCCAATAAGTTCATGTAATTTATTTCCTGTTTCCTCAACTTTGTTCCAAATTCGAACAATAAAGAAGAAAACCAAAGTACACACGCCGAAAATAAGAACCCCGATACAACTAATAAGCCAGCCCAAAACAGTAAGCGCCTCCGCAGTGACAAGATTGTTTCCTTGCACATTTCCACCCCTCCAATATTTTTACACATCCATTATTTTTAGTTCAAAAGGTCCATAAATATCTTTGTCGAAACATTGTACCCAGTATCTATATGAGGCGGATTCTGCAAAATCTCCGTCCGCTACGTTGTAATAGGCAATATTATCAGATTTTGATCCGATGAATTCTTTTTCCGTTCCATCGGTATCCAAGTATAAAATTTTTACATCGCCGGTAACATCCACGGGATCACCATTTTCGTCAATAACTTCCACGCCAATTTTATAATTATATTCTCCGAGATTTCTTACTGCTATTCCCAACGGTTTCGCGATCAATTCCATTATGCCCCTTCCCGTGTGACAATATTCAATTCATCCTGTTTTATAACTTCCAGCAAAATATCTCCTTTTTTTGTGACGGTAAAAAATGTAACATTATCAAACTCATCCACGCCGACAAAAGTTAAATCCCCGCTTCCCTCAAAAGCAATTTCACCGGCTGCGGCTAAAACTTTAATAGAATTTAGAAAAGCGTCTCCACTTATGCCCATTTCGCCGGTTGCACTCAATCCGATCGGCCCTCGCAAATTTGCCGTGCCTTCAATTGCAATTTCGCCGGTAGCGGACATGCTTATTATTGCTAATATTGCGGCGCCCCCTTCAAAAGCAATTTCACCGGCGGCAACCATGTTTTTTAATGCCGTTAAATCAGCCGCTCCCTCAAAAGCAATTTCACCGGCGGCAACCATGTTTTTTAATGCCGTTAAATCGGCCGCTCCCTCAAAAGCAATTTCACCGGCGGCAACCATGTTTTTTAATGCCGTTAAATCGGCGTCCCCTTCAAAAGCAATTTCGCCAGTCCCGACCATATTGTTTAATGCCGTTAAATCGGCCGCCCCCTCAAAAGCAATTTCACCGGTCGCGGACATGTCATAAACAATCCCGCCGCCAAAAAGAAATTGATCCTCAATATTTCCGAAATGCCATTGAATATCTGCCTCAACTTGATCCGATCCTGTTCCGGTTTCGCTTACTATATTGCCCTTGTCCCAATGTGGATCATTTTTTGCCATTATGAAAATGCCTTCGCCGGTTCAACAAAAATATTTCCGGCCGCAGAATATAATCGCATATAAGCGGAAAGAAAAACTTTCCCAGCGACTGCCGGCGTAAATGTCGCGGTCAATGCGATCCATGCATCCGCGTCCACCGCGTCTAAAATATCTATTTGCGCCGATAATAATTCTGTATATGTATACTCACTTGTATCGTCGTAACTGGACAAATATTTTGCTTTTATCCAAATATTATCTTGTGCTGTTACGTCGTTTAAAGTTACCCCGGTATCATTATAGATATATACTGTTATTGTGTGCTCAACCGCCGTAAGGTCGTAAGCATTCCCCAATGGGACCTCGATTGCAAAATCTTCGGTTGGAACTAGATTTACATTCGGGATAACCTTAAGAACGTAATCACTTGTTTTTTTATTTGGGTTTTCGCCGGCAACCGCAACCCGTTCGAAATATCCGCCTACATAATATGTTCGCTGTTCACTTAAAATTTTTCCGTAATTTTCAAACGTCAATTTAGTATTTGGAGAATAGGACAAGCTACCAAAAACCACGGTGCCGTTTGATCCTCCGAGCTTGACGTCATTGCTATCAATTTTCATTTCATGCACGACGTTAATATCGGCGTCTCCATTCGCATTTTCAACGCCTAAATTGATATTATCCATATATCCAAAGCCGGCGCTATCTGCAAAAATACCATTATCGCCACAATTATGGATCGCGCCGTCGATTAAATCAAAAGTAACCCCATCATTTAAAACGATCCCGCGTTGCGATGCCCCTGCGCCAGATCCTTCAATTACAAATCTTTTTAACTTAAAATTTGAGGATCTTGCGTAAAAAATAGGCGAGTTGTTGGCATTTTGAGTAAACAAACATCCTTCAAAAAGAAGTTCTTTTGAAAAATATATTTGTATTATTCCATTTGCATCAGCACTATCTAAAAACTCAATATTATTATGTGTGAAATAACTTTTCGCATTATTGAAATATAGATCAAAATTCTGGTCATTAAAATCGATCTGGGGCGCCGAATCGTCGTCGGCCTCCCAATTTGCCTTTTTTATGGTGTCCGCCGAATCGTCATATGCGGTCCAGGCGGCAATCACGGGATCGGCCTGTATTGTGCTAGCCCCGTCAAGCAAGGTAACAGTCGTTCCAGCATATTCTCTGTCGATAATAAAAGTATTTCCATCAATTACATCTGTAATGAGATATCTTTCTCCGTCCGGAGCGTCAATATATCTTGCAAGATGCCTACCCTTTGTTATAGTTGCAGGCAATACAATGTCTACGGTTGTCGATCCATTTGTCCAAGTTGCAGAAGTAATTGAAAAAGCTACCCGGTGTAATCCAGCAATCCGAATCGGATTTGTAATAGTTCCGGTATAGGCGACCGCAATATCAGATCCAGGAGTCTCTGAATGAGTACGACGAATTATAATATCGTCACCAGCGGCCAATCCGCCGGACTCATAAGCGTGTTCTAAAGTTGCCCATGTAAGATCAAGAGTTAATCCGCTGCTTAAATCACTTCCGTCGGCACTTGATACAAGATAAGTTGGCATTATTTTTCAACCTCAATAGAAATACCAGCTTTTAAGTTTTCATAATCTTCTTTTGTAATTTCGGTGTTTGTTTCAAAATACTTTTCGATATCCAAAATAACATCCACTTCGGTTTTTATTCCTAGTTCATCAATATCGTCTTGAATATTTGAAATAGCTTTTTCCATTCTGGAAGTAAATTCCGATTCTATTTCTGATTGATCAGAAAAAACAAATGTTCTTGTATGGACATAAGCCAAATCATCAAAAAAATCTACTGGTATTTCAATACCGTGCTTTGTTGTAATTTCATTTATTTTTTTATATGTTATCATAATTTTTAAATAAAAAAATTTACTTATCCATCCGCGCTGGCGATCACGTCCCAGTCTAGTTCATTATCAATAAATCTTAACTGGTCACCTGTTAGCGCTGTCCGGGCCGTGTCCAGAGCCGTCCAGAATAACATATTTCCGCCGGAAATCGCGTCAAATACTCCGACATGAGTTACCGCTGACCAATCGCCAGTCGCAACCGGGAAGGTAATCACTCCGTCGTTTTCTGTTTTCCTGGCTGCCGCGGTTTCCCATGCAGCATGAGCAATCCGCGCATAACTGCCCCCGGAAAGCTCAGATCCTCCGCCCGCGTCTGTTGGGGCGGATGAATACAAGCCGATATATAATGTCGGGGGAGAATATGCACCATTACCGAAAAGATGATCTAAAATTTCATTTGCTAAAATTGTTGACATTCCCATAATTTAACCTCCGTTATTCAGGATATTCATGTAAGCCCAATTGTACGTATATTTCTGCCAAGTTTGAAACATTTTTACACTTCATCCAGACTTTATCAATGCCGCAATTTATTCTCTTCACCTTAGTATCAATAGGATCTCCCGATATATTTGATCCAACCCCTGAAGGCGTAACCGGAAAGGTAGAATATTGTTTTGCTGTCTCAGCTTCGCCAACCGTACCCGATCCCCAAATTATTCTTAAATAATATTCGGAATCAGTATCGACCTCAACGACTTCGATTTTATGTGGATCAAATTTAATCATTCCGGCGTCAACTGGCGTATCGGTTGAATTTAATATTAAAACTTCACTTCCAAAATCATTATTGCCGGAAACCAAAGTATACGGGACAAGGCTGTCCTCGACTGCCCCATTCCCGAACCATATTTCACGGTTATGAAAATGTCTATCAATTACTTCGATTTCATTGTAATTTCTATCAACTTTTCCATTTATAATATCAATTTTGCCGTCGATAATTTCAATATTATCATTTATTAAATTTAATGCCCCACCCGGTCCGATCATCTATTTTATCTCCACAATGTCATATTTAAGGTTTGAACGCTTATAATTGTGTTGGCCTGATCGCTTTTCACATAAACGTCAAATTCATTATTGCAATTTGCCTCAATCAATGCTGTAATCGAAATATTACTCGTCTTTGATGGTGAAACAAAACTATGAGGGGTCTGGGCCTCCGTAATAAGTTCCCCGTTTCTAAATAAACCATATGTTATAGTACAAGCCTTGTTCACTTGTACGTCAGATGTTCCATTAAAAAGAAAAATTATACCATTGCATCCATTCCATTTTATTTTATTTTCCGCTATGGAAAACCCTATTGTCTCGCCGTCTTCAAAATTCCCGCCTATTTTATAATATGTGTCTGCTAATATACATGTTGTATCTGTTGGAGCCATTATCCGCAATTGACCGCAAGCTCTTATTTCTCCGGGTCCTATCATTACGGAACGTCTACCCTAATCCTTCCATTGGTCCCAACTGCCATGATGTAAACATCAATTCCGGCGGCCGCTGCAATTTGTTCTGAATTTCCATTTAAAAACATTTCAACACCTTCACTCGAATCGGTCGGGGGTGTTCCGCCTGTCATCCTGTAAGTTTCAAGGTACTTATTGGGGTTTGTGCTGAATCGTTTAATGCTGCCCGCGGTAACATTTGTTGCAACTTTTTCCCATGCATTGACTGCCAAAGTTTTCATCGCTGGATTTGCCATATTATTCATCTCCGTCATTGTTATTATTTTCTGGTTCCTGCATTATTGGGGCCCTTGGCCATGGTGGTGTCGGTAATTCCTCGTATTGCCTGGCCAGTTTCGCACGATTTGCCTTTCCGGAAGATCCGTTTAAATTCCTTGCAACGTCATCAAGATCCTGGGCTCCAAGTTCAACATATTTTTCATCAGCTGCGGCTGTTTTAAGTGGATCAATGTTCGGCATTGGAGCGCCTGCCCATTCCGCGCAAAGCCACGCTGTTCTTATTCTAGGATCCGACCATCCTGGAGCCGTTATTCTGTTCGCTGCGATTTCTTCGCTCAACCACATTTCGTAAACTGGATTATTAAAATCCGCGTTCATTTCTTCGCGCCATATTTGAGCCACGCGCCAAAATAAGATTAAAGATGCCCTGGACGCGCTATAATTTGCATTAAATTTCATTAAAAGAACTTCAACCGGCATTCCGCTGGAAGCCGACAAATAAGAGACAAACGAATCAACAAACATATCAAAATTTGCTGACGGGGAAGTGTCTTTTAAATAATTTAGCTTATCGCCTCTTTTAAGATTAAAAACGCCTACTCCGCCGGGCTCGTTTATTGTCGCTTCGGGTAATGCTGTATAATTTATTTTAGGATCGCTTATCGCGTTATTTGATTCTTGCGTCTGGCCTTCCGGCGGTTTTCCCGTTGTTCCATATTCCTTTAACGGTCCCGCGATTCTACCCTCAAGTGGATTTGACGCGTCTTGCTCTTCATTTTCAACTGCCATTGTTAAGGATGATTGCGAAATTGCCTTTTTAATAGTAGATTGTGTAAAATCGGTTAAATTCTCAAATTCTTGCAAAGCATGAGTCAAGCGGGAGAATCCACGGGATTGGCCCGCATATTCCGGGTTGAATCCATGGATCATCATTATTCTGCCGGATTTTGCACCTATTGCCGGGACTGTCTTAAAATCATATGTTCCGGTATCTTTTTTAAAATACCATATTTTATATCCTGTTTCCCGGCCGGAATCATTTTTTATAATTCCGTCATAGTCTCCGGGATATTGATAATATGTAGATGTATAAGAATATCCACGGATCTGATTCGGATCAACAAAATCTATTTGCAACGGATTGATTAAATCTTTTTCACGCCTATAGTAGAAACGTGTAAATATATCATTGTCGCGTTGTTGGAAAACTTCATATAATCTTTGATTTTGATAAAATGTATTTACCCGGGAATTATGAGATTTTTTTGATTTTGCCCATAAGTGAAAGCTTTCCGCAACTTTTTCCGCCCACTCCTCGGCCTGTTCCGGCGTAATTCCTATTATAGAAGATATTGGAGTTGGTTTTAATTTTAATCCTATATCAACAACGGTATCGGCGAATCTGTCAACCATCGATTTCGCAACGGTTGAATCATACATTGCATCGCGAACCTGTTGTCTGATTGCAAAATGATCATGTATTACTATGGGGGCGCCCCGGCTCATTCCGGCTGGAAATTTTGAGCCCGATCCGTAATCCTGCCCAAAACTATAATTTGCAGAAACTCCGTTCCCCGCCGGCATATTTATTGTTATATTTTTTTCAGGTCGAATTATAGACTTTATTTTGCCAAATATATTTTTTAATAACATGATGGACGCTTCCTTCTCAATCGAATTGTTACAAGCCCCGTGCCATAAAGATCATTTATGAGACTGCGTTCTTTTGCCTCAAGTTGATCAATATTGTCCTGTATTTCCTTAAGAGTTCGGCGGGTAGTTCGCTGTTTTCCTTCTCCGGAGTCAAACTCATATGACTGGGCCCCGGTTGCGGACATTTCTAATTGTACGGCATATAAGGCGTCAAGTGCGGCCTGTGCTGCGGCCAAAGATTTTTGTATTCTAGTACGTCGAGTTGATATATATCCCATGCGTCACATGAGACATAAAATAATGTAAAAGTCAAGAAAAAAAATACTCATGCGTGTAATTATTACACATGAGTATAGTTATACATAAAGGAGAATCTTAAAAAATTGGCTTAAAACTACTACACGATTTTGGCTTTTTTATTTTTGGTATATATCCACAATTATTATTTTTAATTAGAATTTTTCCACATTCTTTGTAATTACAAATAATATCACTTTTTGAATTTTTATTTAATCCAATTTTTATAAATAAATAATCACATTTATTGCAATTCATTATTACTTACTGTTGAATATATTTGCAATCAAATAAACAACATTCTGAATCTTTTAAATCCGTGTCTTTACAATTTTTACATCTAGATCTTTCATGAGGTAGTATTTTTTTTATATTCATTATTAAACCTTCCTTTTTCTATATGTTCCAGCATCGTTGGCGCCATCCCTCCAGAGAGGGGAAGCGTCAAAGATGTTAGTGAGATGTACTAACGTAATATCCTCGGTTTCCACTATTATTTTTATACCAAGTTATTTTTTGAATTTGTCTATTATTAATCGTTTTTCCAGAAAGTTCACAAATTTCATTTCTATAAATTTTGTCTTTAAATTCTCTATAATAACGACCAAAAACTCCTACCGTCCTGATCCCGATATATTTTGATTTTAAAACCGGATCTGTTTCTGGGTCATATCCGATTAAATTCATTGCATTATCAGCTATTTTGTTTAATTTTTTTTGATTGTTTGTTGTTGTTTTCATTTTTTTTCTCCTTTACTTAATCTTTATATATATAATATATATATAAAGTATATATAAGTCAAGCATTTTTTTAAAAAAATTCACTTTTTTTTATTTAAATCACGCCTCGCTGTCTGGCGTTCCATAATTTCCAAAACTGTCTTATGGGTAATTTTTTGTATCTCGTCAGGCCTCATTTTATTCTGTTTTGCCCATGAACGATAATTTAAAACCTCGCTATCAAGGAACGCGTCCGCAGCACATAAACCGTAAGTCCTACAATCAAGGGATTCGTTCCGTCGACCGGTTGGGTTGTGGAAGCTACCATCTCGGCGCCTTTCCTCAGATGTTAGCATCTCGAAATAATGCTCGTCATAATCCCACGGAAAATCACAAAATCCGGGGCGCTGCGGTTCCACTTCCTGACGGGGAATTTTTAAATTGTGATAAATCTGAGTTTTATAATAATTCGTCGAAACTTCGTATAATGTGGAATCTTCATTTAATTTTTGAGCCCGGTACCGTCTAAAATTTCCGGATGTTATCTCGTCGCCCTTTTCCTTTTTTCTGGTTTTCAATGCCGAAAACCCCTTTGACGGAAATGTATTTTGCCAGCGGTTACAAAATCTATATACTATGTCGGCAACTTTTCCAGATCCACTGTCTATAAAAATTAAACTTATTGAAAATCCCATTCCATCATCCCGGAAATATGTCAATTCAGACTCCAGGGCATACGTATTTAGATCTTCCCATGCCCCGGAATAGGGATCTAAAACATTACCTTTAAATACTAAGTAATTTATACTCCAGGTCTTATAGCCGGCCCCAATTCCTAAAATTTCCATTTCAAGGCGAGCCGGATTATTTTCATTTGATTCTGATCCTTCCTGGACATCCACGGCGGCGACTAAATACAAAACTCCGTTTGGTATCTGGTCCCGTTTATATTTCCCTCTATTTTCCCGGACTTTTTCGGCTGCGGGCCTGGTTCCGGATTCCCGGTGAGGTTTTCCCATTTTTAAGTTATCATGAGCCTGTTTTTTAAGAGGACTCTTTTTAGATTCTTCATATGATATAACCATATCATACCATGACAATAGCGGACTATACAATCCATTCAAATTAAATGATGCAATAAAATCGTATTCCGGAATAGCGTTTTTTCTCCATTCTCCACCGTTAAGCATTTTATTTTTTGATGATTCTTTTATTTCGCGCTGGCAAGTTTGTGACTCGCAGACATAAACAATCGATTTTCGTAATATTCGGCCCTTACTATATTTCCAATGCAATCCATGGCCACGCCCATGAGAAAAGTCTAATAACTGCATATGTCCACAATATGGACACGGTACATAAAATAACCGCTGATCGCCCTCAAGGAATAACTGAAAAATCAAGCTGGCGTCCTCGGTTGTGGGCGTACTCATTGCTAAAATTTTTGACTGCGATCCCCATGCCTGGGTCCTGGCTTTTATCATGTCCCAGACAGATCCTTCGTCGCCAAGCTGCAAGCGCCAGCGATCTACCTCGTCGGGCAATACGATCCGTTTTGTTTCGCTTGCAAGTTGCGCCGGACTGAGCGAGCTCGCTATATCTATATTTCCTCCAGGGAATAGTTTACTATATGAAGTATTACCCGTTTTTCTGGACGTTCGGCTTTCCACTTCGGTTTTAAATTTTACACCCGCGGCGGCTGCCCTGGGAACGATCCGACGTTCAAGCCATTTAATAGCGGCGGTTTCATTACTGGATATATATAATATTTCGCTCGGGACCTGGGTAATATAATACATACTTGTCAATTCGGCCAACGTTGATTTTCCGGTCTGTGCTGGAAACATGCAACGGATTTCCATAGTTGGATTATCGGGACTTAATAATTTTAATGGCTCTGTAAGATAAGGCGCAGTTTTCCGGCTGTATTTCTGTCCGCGGTAAGGTCCGGATGGAATTATGGTTGTCTCGGCATATTCCAGGATTGACGGGTTTCTTTTCCGTGTTGGGAGGTTGGTATATAAATCAATTAAAAATTCACGGGTGGGGTTATAGTTTGGCATATCAAAATAAAACGCCTTGAGACTTTAATGTTTCAAATCTCTCTGTGCTGGACTTGTGATAATCCGGGTTTTGCGTAGTTTTGTAAAATCCATCTGTAAAGTTTTATCGGTTTTTGAGTGGGATGAATGCGTTTTTCTCTTTTTTCATCCTCTATAAAAGCTCCGCTCCATAACTGTTTATATATTCTTGTTGTCCCTTTAATTGAACAATAGGCACATTCCCCATCAGCGCGAGGGCTTTTCCCCGTCTTTTTGTCCCAGACAATTAGTTGTGAAAATGTTGGTAACCATTTATTAAAATATTGCATCCCCCAAATTATTTGATTTTTACTAATTCTAAATAATTCATCAAAATATATTTCGTCTGGAACAAAATCCCATTTTTCAATCATCTCAGAAGTTTTATATGTATTATCTTTATATCCAAACTTATTACCAAAACTGTTAAAGATCCCATAAGGCGGATCAACAATAGCCAAATCGATATAATTATCAGGCATTTCGGCCATTAAATCCATGCAGTCACCGAGTAATATTTTATTTTTCTCTATTTTCACAGTTTGGGCTCATACTTTTTAATAGCTTTGATTATATTTTTCTTTGTGTTATCTATCAACCCTAACACCATGGATGTAAATTTATCGATATGTTTCGGCGTGACTTCCTTATCGTCAAGGATTTTCTGGCCGACCTCTTTTATAAACAGAGCGGCTGATCTTTCTATGTTACTATTAAGCCTTTCAATATACCTAAACAACCCATCTTCGATAAATTCGCGGGGAAGGTAATTTTTTTCAAGTATCTCAACATGAATTTGTTTTTTTTGCATCTCGGCAATTTTAGTTTGTACATTTATATCAAACAAAGAAAGTCCAAATTCTTTTTTTATTAAATCGCTTATCTCTTCGGCTTTTGGCAACTTCTCTGACTTGCTTTTATTTTTTGATAATTCCTTCGCCGACTTCTTTGACGGACTCTTTGATTTCGTTATTTTTTTTGACAACTTCTTTGACGACTTCTTTGATTTTGTTATTTTCTTCGCCGACTTCTCTTCTTTTTTTTTTGCGGCCTCACGTTGACGGGAACTGATTTTTATATAGGCCTTTACGTCTTGACTGTCAAGGTCAACAAATTTTCGTTTTCCTTTTAGCTCAAAGGGGATCACGCCCTCGGCTAAAGATTTAAAGACTGCCTGCTTGGAAATTCCGATTTGTCTGGCTAATTCTGTGGGGGAAATTAAATTCATGATTCAATTCTAAAAAATCATTTTGAAAAAGTCAACCTTAAAACGACCAGCGAGTCAAGAAAATCCGGGGGTCGCGATTATTG